CTTGGTTACTTACAAAAGTAACTGCTTGCCTACAGATTCGTCTGTAGTAGTCTTGGTGTCATGTCAGAGGTTTGGCATGTCATCGTGGGGCGCAGTGTGGAGTACGGAGTGGCCCTCCGGAAACACACTGCGTCCTGGTTGGGGCTTCCAGAGGTTAGAAGTGAAGTCCCAACGGTCCCCGCCATTTTCCGGGGGGACCGCCCTGGGTCAACCGCATCCTTATTGGCGGAAGACCTAGGAAGACCCTTATTTGCGGCACCGACGTGGTACGTGCAATGGGGGGAGTGTCTCAGTTTACTGAATGCTCCGCTCGTGTCACTTAGGTGTGGTGTGCAAGAGCGCATCGATCTGTCAATCGCTAGAATTGAACAGATCCGCAGGCCGCTGTATTTCATCGCGGCCATCGGCCTCTCCATTGGTGTTCCCATATACATCTACAGGTACCTCACTCGTCCACAAAATATACACGAGATTTGGGACCAGATGTTGAACACCGACGAGAGGTTGGGCATGGCGACGGTGCTCAATCCCAGTGGTGTCGCAATTCCACGGCCTTCCGACGACGAACATACCGAGGCCGTCACGGAATACTGGGACCGCCAGTCGTGGCGACGCGACTTGATGGAGTTTCTTGAGAAAATCGGAGTATCACCCCGACTTACACAGAGACTCCGTCGTCGTGCCGCCCGCGTGGCTGCAAGACGTCGTACGGATAATCAATTACTTAGGTATCGGGACAAAATCATGCTCGTCCGAGCCGAAGTTCTCGCTACACTGGGGCGAGAGAGTATCCGCGACCAAACGCCAACTGCCCGGCTCACAGTGGCTCGCGTTGTAGAGGAGAAGATGAACATGATGACCATCGACGTCCTCGTGCGCGAGAACATACGTGAAGCTTGTGTGAACGCGTGTTTCATGGATACCGTGTTCGACAAGTCCGGGCAGGCGATCTTGCTCGGCCCACCGCGAAGACCCATTTGATGGGGCCCCGTTTGCCGCGAAGGATTTGATACTAGCATTGACTACTGTGGTACAGTCATTGCCGGTTCGTCGGGGATCGAAGTCGTGGCAGGCGTGGGTAAATCGCGCTCGATCCGGCGCAACTACATCGAATTGGTGGGGTTGCGTCGGGTCGACTGTAGATACATTGTACATAATAATAATTTAATAAATATATTGCGCGCGCTGGTGGAGCGCGTGTATAATGTGGAAGTGGTCATGGCGGATGGTAGCAAGGGGCTTCAGGCTCCCCCCATGACAACCCGGAGGACGTTTTTCAGCAACATGTCGGATTTCCGCGAGAAGCTCTTAATCAACATTGCTCCTGTGAGCAGGATGTCACACAGTGAATTTGTGGCGACGTCGCCTGCGCACAAACGCAAGATTTATGAGTTTGCTCATGCCGACTATTTGAAGCGAGGACTGTCACCACGTGATGCATGGGTTACATCTTTTGTGAAGGCGGAAAAGGTTGCTGTTAAGGCAGACAAACCTGACCCGGCTCCTCGCATTATACAACCCCGTGGCGTGAAGTTCAACCTCGTGTTCGGGTCGTTTATTCGGCCTGCTGAGAAACAAATATATAGGGCGATCGACCGCGTCTACGGTCGCCCAACTGTCGTGTGTGGACAAAACGCTGCACAAACCGCAAGCATGCTATACGACGCGTGGACAGAGATCACCGATCCGATAGCTATCAGTCTCGATCTGTCCCGTATGGACCAACATATTTCGGTTTCTGCATTGAATTGGGAACACAGCATATATCGCAGGATATTCAAACATGACACATGCTACGACACTTTGGAATGGTGTTTGCAGCGGACTGTCAAAAATGAAGGTCGTGCATATGTACCCAATCAACACGGTTCACGGCATACGATCAAGTATAGCAAAACTGGATCACGTATGAGCGGTGATATGAACACATCGTTGGGCAACAAGGTGATAATGTGTGGGCTTTTATACTCATACTATGTCACTTACTGTGGTTTGAAACCGCGAGTCGACGTTAATGTTGTCGACAACGGCGATGATTGTGTTGTCATCTTATCACGCACCGCGTATGCCATGCTATCACAGCGTACTAAATGCACACAACGCCTGGAAACATTAGCGTTTACTGATCCCGCCAATTGGAGGGATGTCTATCTTGCAACACGCGAGGTGGATGTTCCCAACGATTTAGAGGACGTAAGTGCATGGTTCCTGAAGATGGGATTTACGCTGAAGGTTGAGGGTCTTACTGACAAATTTCAACACATAGATTTTTGTCAGACCCGCCCCTGTTTCATTGACGGCCGCTGGATAATGGTTCGTGGACTAAAAGCATTAAGCAAGGATTGCTATTGCCTTAAACACAAGGACTATTTGCAGAGGTGGCTGTCTCAGGTACGAACAGGAGGTCTCAACGCGTATGGATCCACACCGGTCTTTAGTGCCTTTTACAACACTTTCCCCAAAGGTACAGACACTGGACGCAATTTGCTTGTGGACAGTGGTCTCTATTACCTCTCACGGGGCATGGAGTCTGGCACTACCATCTCCGACAGTAATAGGATGGCATTCTTTGAAACATTTGGTGTGACTGAACGGGAGCAGGTCGCAATCGAAAGTTATTATCAGAGCATGACATACTCGGAACACCCTGATCCGAACAACCCCGGAATTCTCCTTCCACTACCCTGGCTCGGGGCCTAACCGGTCGGCCCCACAAACGCGCCAGGCAGCACCAGAGTGCACCCCATGTGTAGCATCCACACAGCAACGACCTCCGGGCTCCCCATATAATAATTGACTAGTGTTTATTATATACCCGGGACTCACACCCTATATCAAGTGAGATGGTTAAGGCCAATCGTAAGAATGGCCGCGAGAACAACAACAACAACAACAACAAGCTACCCCAGCCCAATCGGATGTTTCAGGGCGGTGCTGCCGATAGCCTATCCGCAAAAATCGATCGCGTACTTGCGCGTATTCCTAAGGGGTCTTTCACGGCTGCTGGCGGTGCTCTTGGAGGACCCGTCGGTGCGGCGGCAGGAGCAACCCTTGCGAAGATATCCGGATATGGCGACTACGTCGTCACCCACAACACCATTGCCACACGAGGCGGGGTCGGTGCCACTGACATCGTCCCGAATTTCACCGGCAAGGGTGGAGTAGGGTCTAACGTCCGCATCACTCATCGCGAGTACGTAGGCGACGTGAAGGCACCGCAAGGTGGGGGATTTACAGTAAAGCAGTATCCCATCACCCCCACCAACGAGGAGCTTTTCCCATGGCTCTCTGACTTCGCTAGGAAATTTCAGCGATACAAGGTCCATGGCATGGCTGCATACTACAAGTCAACCAGTACCGACTACAACAACTCTGGCATTATTGCGATCACGATCAATTATGATCCAGCTGATCCACGATATTATACCATGCAGGGGATGATGAATTCAAAGTTCGCCGTTTCGACCAAGCCGTCACAACACATTGCGGCACCGGTCGAGTGCGCGCCGAGTGAATCTCCACAGGCGGGTTACTTCATTGACCA